GTACCATGTGTTGCCAGTCAGCTTGGCTGCACGGTTGACCAGCGTCGAAACGTGCAGCCTGCTATTGTCCCGTGGTTGTGGAGGGTCTGCCAGATCAGCAGCCTCGTTAAGACTTACGTCCATATGCTCCAGTTCCATCAGCCCCTCCTCAACCTACTTGGTGAAGGTCTCCCCTTCCAACTTGATCCCAGCAGCTGCCAGAGCATTGACCAGGGACTCATCAAAGATGACGTTCATGAGTGCCTGCTGGCTGGCAGAGTCCAGGTTCTGGTTGAACGCCTCACCCCCCAGCTGCTGACGGGTCATGGAGCCATTGGCTGCGACTCCAGCCTGCACCAACTCCACTGCCTTGGCTATCATGTCGGCAGCAGGGATAGTGGCAGCTGGGGCAGCCGGGGCAGCAGGTGCCGTCCCGTTGACTCCAGGTAGAGTTAGCTGTCCCTGGGGTACGATCAGGGTGCGCTGTCCATTGGGCATCTCATCCCAGTAGGCAGACATCCCGACGAAGGTCTCCGACAGGTTGTCCTTGATGCTGGACTCTGGGTAGCCCTGGTTGACCACCTCAGTCATCAGCTTGTAGAAGTTGCAGTTCTTGGAAAGCACCCCACCCTCCAGTACCTGGCCATCGGGGGAGACCGTGTAGCGGTCTGGTCGGCCTATCGAATAGACCTGTTCAAACTGGCTTCCAGTCTCGTTCTCCAGGGTGATGATCGCAGCCATCGAAATGATGGGCTTCTTGTTCTCGTCCAGGGCAGGAGTAGGGTTGCCCTGTGGGTCTTTGGTCATGTAGTGGTACTCCCCAAATTTGGCAGAGGTCACTGTCAAATAACCCCTGGGGAACTCTCCTCCCTCTGAAGCTTCAGAAGGCCTTAAACTCATTGGTGCCATGGTTTCTCCTTAAATCGTTTGTGGAATTAGATCGACTGACTGCCGTGACACGCGCTCCTGGAACCACTGTGGAGCAAAGTGCCTGTACTTGGGCCACCACCACCGCCAGGCATCGTCGATCACTAACACCTGACATTTATCGTCGGCACTGCGAGTGCCCCTACCCGTCTCCTGGACGAGGGTCTCCATCGCCAACTGTGCTGCCCAGTCCTTGTTGTCGGCCATCCTGGCCCTGATCAATGCCCCCCTGGTATCAGGGTAAGGCACCTTGCCCACGATGATGTACTCGCACTCCTGCTCTGGGAAGTCCCAGCCAGTGGTCACGCTGGGGCTGACGAGTACAGCCGGGGCCGGGGCTGCCTTGAATCTATCTACCACCTCCCTCACGTTCTTTGTATCGTGTATGAATATCTGATCCTTGTATCTGCTGTTCTCTCGCAGCAGCTTGGCCCTGGCATAGGACACGGTAAAGACTAGCCCCTTCCGATCCTGCCTGCCACGGATGATGTCATCTATCCTGCGTACCCACGTTAGCATCATGTCATCGGTGGCCCTGTGATCTACCCTCATCGTGTTGATGTGGGTGATGGGCGTGTTCGACGCAGGGAACGGGGACTCCGCTTCTATCCATTGGGGATCGGTTATCCCCAGGTTCTCCACAATGTGGGGAGTCAGTATAGCGGATAGCAGGATGACTTTGGGAGTGTTTTGGAACAGAAGATGGGTGTGATCCTTGACCCACAGCGGAGTCCAGGTCACGACCTCACTCTGCCCCATGTGTGTAACCTCCTTAACGTAGTCTGTTCTACTCATGGCAAGGTCTTGGCACTTCCTGAGAAGCGTAGTCACCCTCCGATGTTCCTCGACCAGGTGGCCAGGCACATCCGACATTATCTTGATGCGGTTGAACAGCCGGGTGGCCTCCTCCTTCAGCGAGGTGGTCAACCTGTTGCAGTTTGACCGCCACTCATGGAAGTCCCAGTCCTCATGCCACTGGATCGTGGGCTTGTCATACCTCCCGAAACTGATCTGGAGGAATGACTCCAGGCTCCTGCCTGCCAGGTGGGCCTCGTCCAGGATCAAGAGTTCTGTGTCCTTGTCCTGGGGTTGAAGGCCGTTGCTGTAGATGGACTGGGCCAGCCAGTAGGCGTAGTTGGTCACTACGAACTTGCTCTTCTGTGCCTCGTCCAGACGGTGGTAGTAGGGGCAGAGAGGCTTGGACTTGCAGTCATAGCCGCTCTTGCATGGTGCCCGATCCACCCTGGTCTGGGGCCATAGCAGGCACTCGTACTCGTTCTGCCCTCTGATATCCACCAGCCCCATGCTGCTGAAGTCATTCATCAGCTGGGACTGTAACCCTTTGGTGCTGGTGAGGTAGACCGTCCTCTTATTGGAGAACCAGCTGGTCATCATCCCCAGTAGGGACTTGCCGAACCCCGTCGGGATCGACGCTGCCAGGAATTGCCTGGGGGAGTTCAGGAAGGACATCATCTCTTCCCAAATCTCCTGCTGCCCTGGATACCACGCGCCAAACTTCTCGATGCCTATCAGCTGGGATGGAGGAATCATTGCGCCTCTCCCGGCTTCAGGCTGACTGGCGCGGTGTCCTTTAGAAACATGAACCTGCTCACCAGGTGGAGGGAATTGTCCCTCATCTCCCCCTCCGGCAGGTCTGACATGACAGAATAGGTCTGTTGAAAAGTCCTCTTGGCGTCCTGCATCCTCCCCTGCGACACCGCCTCTCCCATCATCTTCACCGCCTCCTCTATCATGGAGTTGAGTTCGTTGTACCTTCTCTCCCTGGTCACCAACTCAGCCATCAGTTCTGTGACATCCCGGTTGATGATCCCCGGCTCCATGTCATTACACTCCCTGACTCCCTTGTCCAGTGCATGTCTCATGAAATCGCTGATAGTCCGAAACGGGAACCTCCCCGACTGCACCAGGGCTGCTATCTCCTTGGCCATCTCTGGCAAGACCTTGCAACTGAGTGATGCGCTGTGCCCGTACTTGTTCGCCGCTGGTACTGGTCTGAATTCCATGCCCCTCCTATGTACACTTAAAACCTTATTATCGTAAATTGTATATCGTATACCGTGCGACTGTATCCTTCTTTTAGCGGAGTGGATATTCAATAACATATAAGTAAGAGATGAAAAACCCCCGGCTGCACAGGAGAGAACAACCGGGGGCAATGGTGAGGAGGCCGTTTGAGGACAATCCTGCAAGGAGAAGAGAATGCCCTCACTTCCACTTTATTCCTCACCTCTTCAGAAAATCAACCCCTGAAGAAACTGAAGAGCCGATCCACCAGCCCCCTTGCTGGCTTCTTCCCTATCAGCACCTCCTTGATGGCCTGGGCCATGACAGGTGCCTCCCGCTTAGACCACAGCCTCCAGCGGCTCTCCCATGGGCAATAGTGGTCACGGGCTAACACTGCCAGGTGGAAGTTGCTCCGACAGGCCAGGCAACGCCAGCCCCCCGTCCTCATTCTGTAGATCATGCCCCACCTGTTGCAGGGGTACATCTTGGTCTTTAGTTCCTCCACTGGCTTCAGGTCGCTCCAGGCTGGATTCACTGGCGTCATAATCTTCCTCCCTCAAAAATCTGTGGCACCGTGGGCATACCTTTGGCCGTGGCACCCTGGGCTGCCATTCGTACTCGCATTTAGGACATTTCAAAGTGATTGCACTTCCTTCTTGCTGAGTGTGATGCTGCCCCCCTTCCAGGCAGCCACCAGGACAGGGTTCTTATCTAACGGGCTGATGATGCCCACCTTTATGGGCCTGGTTAGGTCGGCCAGGCGCAGTGCTAGTAGTTGCTCCATCATTCCTCCTTATCGGCTTACTATTGACTGATAGATTCGGGCCATGAAAGCTGCTCTCTGAGTCATGGTCTTGAGTGTGCTGTACTCCTCTGCCAACGGCTCAAGAATGCGGTCTATGGATGAATGCATATTCTCTTTTTTAATCCGCTCTGCTCTATCCTTATCGATGAGAGCAGCATCATTGCTGGCTTGAAGTCTGACTAGCTGGTCTTCATCTTCCAGCAATCCTATGTAGTCCAACGTCCCATGGTCATTGCGTGTGACCGTCATGGCATCATCTTCACCGTAATTGACGGTGACATCCCAGATCGAGCCGGGACGGTACTGCCCTGTGGCAACCAGTGGACGCTTTCTCCTGTAGGTGAAGTAGTGTTTCTCACTATTCGGGAAGTCATCCAGTTTCATAAAGACCTGAGATAGAGAATCTTTTGCATAACGGGCCATCCAGTTGTAGTCCAGCCCTAGATAGACCCATCGTTCCTTTTCTACGGTTACCATTAGCCTCCTCCTTAGAGACACAGATACCCCCAGGAACGCACTGAGAGCGATTCCTGGGGGTGATTGGGGTTAGAGTGGCTGCTAGACCAGGATGGGGGACAACTCCCCCTC